AGAAAGGAGATACTAAAATGTCCGACACTACTACAGAAACTCAGACTGCAACACAGGAACAGGTTCCTGCAATCCGTAGCGATAGCGTAGTTGCTTACCTGAGTGGAATGGCTAGCGCACTAAGCGCAATCGTTAACGACCTGAATACTCAGGTTGCTCAGATTACCGAGTCAATGAATAAGGAAACCAATAATGGTTAATAAGAAGATGAAGAAGATGCCGCCGTTTGTTACCGAGGTTGTCGATGTTAAGTGGAGTAATCTACTTAAGCCCGACACAGCTTTCGGTGAGGCATCTGCCAATCATAACATTACTGTTGTGATTACCAAGACACTTGAGAAAGCCCTTGCTGACATGCTCAAGAAGTCTGGTGCTAAGAAGATCAACGGTATCATGGAGAAGGATGGCATCAAAACTCTGAAGGCTAAGAGCCGTGTGTTTGTCGAGCAGGGCAAGTTTCCCTGCGTAGACTCTCAGGCTACTGAGACTGATGCTGTTCCATTCGGTGGCGATAAGGTCAGGCTCAAGCTTGCACCCGCTGTCTTGTCCCGTGATAACAGTCTTAGCCTGTATCTGAATGGTATTCAGATCGTTGAGAAGAATGCCAACAATATGACAGGCACTGGTAGCAGCGGGTTTGACGCTGTTGATGGTGGGTTTGTTGGCGCAGTCGCTTCTAAGCCTGCGCCCGAAGTCGAAGAGACTGAGGACGAAGACCTTCCCTTCTAATGGAATGGAAGTTTAATATCAATCCGGTTGCCGCATCCCGGCCACGGGTTGGTAAATGGGGCGCATACTACACAGGAACCTATAAGGATTTCCGAGAGGAAGCCACGGGTATTGTGTATGATGTTCTTGGTAGTAACTTTACGCCTCTCTCTGGAGAGTTAGCTGTAAGCATAGAGCTATATGTGAAGCGACCCAAGACCACTGAAAGAGGATGGCCGAAGGCAGATATCGACAACTTTGCCAAGGCAGTCTTAGATGTAATGAATGGAAAGATCTGGGACGATGACTCTCAGATAACTACACTACATGTTTCTAAGCAGTGGGCCTCTAAAGGAGAAGACGGATACTTTGTGTTATCCGTTAATGACAATTGAAAGTGGAGGGGTTAATTCCCCTCCGCTTTTTTCTAAAGGAGAACAATGTACGAACATATTTCAGTTGAATTAATCGACAAGATGGGATCAGACAATACGGTTGTCGATGCTGCTAGAGTGTCGTTCAGCAAAGAAGCTGCCAACTACACAGAAGAGCAGAACACCAAGCTTATTAAATACTTGGCAAAGCATAATCACTGGAGTCCTTTCGCTCATTGTACTCTTCAATTCAGAATTAAGGCTCCCATCTTTGTTGCCCGACAATTGCAGAAGCATCAGGTCGGGTTTGCTTGGAATGAGGTAAGCCGACGATATGTTGATTATGATCCCACCTTTTGGAATCCTAAAGGTAATTGGAGAAAGAAAGCTGACAACAAGAAGCAAGGATCTATGGATGATCTTGTCGATGATCCTTTGGAATCACAAGATGTTTTTGAGGATGCCATGCGATATTGTCTGCTTACTTATAATCTTATGCTTGCCAATGGTGTGTGCCCGGAGCAAGCTCGTTCTGTATTGCCGCAGTCAATGATGACTGAGTGGTACTGGACGGGATCTCTGTACGGCTTTGCCCGTGTGTGCCAGCTGCGGCTTGATTCCCATGCCCAGAACGAATGCCGACAGGTTGCCATGTGTCTCAATGAGGCATGCGCCGAAGCATTCCCGATATCTTGGAAGGCTCTCAATGGAACGCTGGCATGACTTGGCAAGACATATCGCAACGACTGTCAACAGGGACAGAGCGCATGTGTCTCTCATTGTTAGAAAGAATCAGCTCATCGCGGTTGGTACAAACAACTGGAAGACACACCCTAAGACTGTTGAGTTTGGGTATATGTACCCTTACCTTCACTCCGAGCTTGATGCGTTTAGGAAGATTAAAGTACCACAAGATAAGCTCGTCCTTTACAACTACCGCTTCAGCAAGACGGGAAAGCTAGGGATGTCTAAGCCGTGCAAGTTCTGCATGCCTTGGTGTTCCCATGTATTTGATCGAATCGTTTACTCTAACGAGGAAGGTAAGATTATTTATGGATGAAAAAGATATTAAGATAGCTTTGCTTACCGCCGAGCGCGACGAGGCGAGGAGGGAAGTGTGTGAGTGCAAATGCAGCCCACCAAAGACTCCATTCTTTGGAGCGCCACAAGAACTAGCAGAACTGAACGGTTGGGATTGCTTCAAGGATCACAAATGAGTGACGATCCCTTATCTCAGGTTGTTCAAGAATTAGAGTGGGTAGTTAAGGAAAGAGATGATGCTCGTCGTGAACTGGTAGCTTATGATGCTATTCATGGTAGGCTTTCCATTCCCGATGCAGCAAGAGCAAGAGGATGGGGTTACTTACTTAAGGACAACACCATATGAAAACTAAAACACTAATTGAACTTGAAGAAATGGTTTACGATCTTGCTGCGATGAGTCATAAGATCGGTCGCATCGAAACTGATGGCACATCGACGCAAGCAAAGTATGACAAACTTGTTAATGACCGCGACTCATTAAGGAATGAGATCGCTGTCGTGTTCAGAAACCTAAAGAATCCCTACTCAACCGAGCTTGGTTGGGGTAAAGGAAAGGATGAATAATGGAAACTAGAGAAACGAATGAGTGGTTGAAGATGAACTTTCCCGTTGGTTCTGGTCCAGAGATTACTGTTGGGCATGACTTACTTCCATCAGATAGATACTACATGGAAGTAGACTTCTCCGCAGAGAACGATTATGCATACTGTATGATCTACGAGTCGATGAATTCTGACGGCTTACGCACTAGCCAAGATGAGCCTGTGGTTGCATTCACTTTATCTCAGGATCTTCTCCTGACTATGGTGCGTACAATCAATGCGATCAAGCCACGACATCTACACCGCTTTGAGGAAATTTAATGAATGAGTTTATTTCAAAAGAAAACGGAATGTCCGCGCTGCGTAGGTAAAGGTGAGGATCGTAGCGGTGATAATCTTGCCGTATACGACGATCATGTTTACTGTTTCAAGTGTGGATACCACCGTAATACAAAAGGAAAAGAGATGACTGATGTTATGGAAACGACACCTAAAGAATTTAAGGTTATCACTGGCTCTTACATTGATCTTGAGGATCGTGGTATTACGGAGAAGACTTGCCGACTGTATGGCTATCAGGTAGCCAAGGTCAACGGCAAAGAAGTACATGTCGCTAACTACTACCAGAATGGTGAGATGATCGGCCAGCATCTGCGTGGACCTAACAAGCAATTTGCTTGGCGTGGTTCTGCTAAGGGTGCTGAACTGTATGGTCAGAACCTATGGAAGACAGGTGGTAAGCGACTTGTAATTACTGAGGGTGAGATTGACTGCATGACTGTCAATCAGGTACTTGGTGGTACATGGCCCGTAGTCTCCATTCCCAATGGAGCGCAGTCTGCTGCCAAGTCTATCCGTGATAACCTTGAGTTCATCAATTCATATGCAGAGGTTGTCCTTTGCTTTGATATGGATGAGCCGGGTATCAAGGCTGCTAATGAGGTGGCTGAACTGTTGCCTCCGGGTAAGTGCAAGATTGCCAAGCTTCCCTATAAGGATGCTAATGAGTGTCTTGTCAATGCCCAGACTAAGCAGCTTGTTTCTGCTATCTGGGAAGCCCATCAGTATTCACCCGACGAGATCCTGCATATCTCCAAGATCGTGGATACTTCTGAGACAATCACATCATCTAAGGTTTACCCCTTCCCATATGATGGACTATCTGAGTTCCTCATTGGGCAGCGTGGTGGTGAGATTACCCTATGGGCATCAGGCACAGGCTCAGGCAAGTCTACTATCTTGCGTGAGCTGATGATGCACCATCTATCAGAAGGCCGCAGCGTAGGCTGCATCATGCTTGAGGAGTCTCCGCAAGAGACTATGGATGACATGATTAGTCTTATGCTTAACAAGCCAGTCCGTGCTATCCGTGCCTGCCGCATGATGAATGAACTGCGGGTACAGATGGGTAAGAACCCAATCAATATGCAGATGATTGATGATCTTACTGATGACGAGTACTACACTGCTAAGCGTAAGCTGAGTGAGACTAGCTTCTATATCTACGACCACCTTGGCAACAACGCAATGCAGAATCTACTTGCTCGTATGGAGTTCATGGCTGTATCGCTTGGTGTTCAGGTCATTGTACTAGATCATATCACGGCAGCTGCTGCTGGTCTGATGGGTATGCATGACAAGGATGTAGAGGGTGGCGGTTCAGAGCGTATCATTATTGATACACTTATGAAGGAACTACGCGCCTTGGCTGTCCGAACTGGTGTGCATATTGACATTGTATCTCAGCTCAAGAAGTCTGAGAAAGCCTATGAGGAAGGTGATCGTATCACGCTGCAAGATCTTCGTGGATCAGGTGCGCTTGCTAGTGTACCTAACACAGTGGTTGCACTAGAGCGTGACAGACAGAATGCTGATGACAAAATTGCTAATACTACTATTGTGCGTGTACTTAAGAATCGACTGACAGGTAGAGCAGGCATTGCTGCTACCTTATTCTATGACCATACTACAGGTCGCCTCAAAGAGATCGGCTTTGCCGTTGCTGAGGATGGCTCGTTAGTATTTGAACCAGAGGAGAACTAAATGAAAGTATGCGTCCTTGACATCGAAGGTAACGGATTAGGTGAGCTTGTTCTTGATAGCAAGGGCAAGCCATATACAGAAGCTACAAGAGTTTTATGTGCCGCAACGAAGGTCAATGACG